GCGCATCTTTCTTTAACACCTTGTGTCTATCATCTATTTTAAGTCTTAATTCCCTATACTCTCCTATACCTTTCATAACAAAAGCATAGGATTTGGTATCTGTAACTTTTATATCCTTGTACTTGGTATCTAAGGCTGATATTACAGCAACTTCAATATCGAACTTTACAAGTTCTTTATTCATTTTATTTCTTCTCCATTATAAAATTAATGCTTCCAGTTCTTTCCAGTTAAAACAAGTGATATAGCGGATTGAGTTACATTAAACACTTCTGCAATTTCCTTTCCGAGACAACCAAATTCATGTAGTTCAAAGATTTTTTTAACTTTACTCCAACTCAGCTTTGCGCGTGGATGGGATTCACCTGCATTTGATTTTAAACCAATCCTATATGCGTGCTTAATGTTTTCACTTGGCGTAATATATTCTAAGTTCTCAATTCTATTATCATATCTATTTCCGTTGATATGATTAATTTGCTTACCATGAGGACAAGCTCCTAAAAAAACCAATCCAACAAGATAGTGAATTTTAAAATAACCTTGATTTCCATTAATTGATAAATGAATATTTGAATAACCATAAGTTTGTTTCCAAAGCTTAAGAATTTTTCCAGCATAAGTACTGCTACCTTTGGAAATTCTCATTATTCGTCCTTGGTTAGAAACTGCATAATTTTCAAAATTAGGAATTAATTTCCATTTTTCAGGAAATAAATTTATTTTCATCAAGCTCTCCTGGTATGTTTTAAATTATTTTGCATCTTCCCATGGCGCTTCATCTACTTTATTATTATCTTGTCGGAAGGTACCCTTTGGCCAATTAAAAATTTGATTGAACAATTCTTTCCATCTTGCAGGCCATGTGTAACGTCCGTCATCTGCATTTTCTAAAGATAGTGGCATTTTATTGCTAATATCATTCATCAATTTAAGTATTTCACTTTCTTTCATAATTGCCTCTATTCTATCAATCCATGTTTTTTGCTAAAGTCCCTACTCCACCTACGTTCACAGTTATCAACATCTGCTTTAAGGTTTATAATTTCTGTTTCTAACTTTAATGGTTGATATGATTCGAACGCCCAAAAGTATCCTAAACCAACAGCCATGGCAAATATGATAATAAATGCTGCAATTACTTTTCTAATGCTAATCATGGTATGGCCTCCTTAAAAATATATTTGGGTTTCAATATATTCAGCTTGTCTGATGAGGTATTTGAGTTCTACGTACTTACCTACACTTTCCCAATAATCTACTGTATTGGTCGCTTTTCCCTTAGCGTCAATGCTTTCTTTTGCAAGTTTTTGATTAACAAACTCCATGTGCATTTTTAGTCTATATTTTAGGATATAAAATCTTGATTCCCATACTGACTTTGTTTTTGACATTATCTCCTCCTTTATGTCCCGCCCCTCCAGACGGGGCGCTAGAGGTTTACGGTTACTTAGAAGGAACTTTTGCTTTTTCTTCTTCCCAATATATTATTTTCCAATCTGCATTATCTGGATGATCGAATCTTGGATGTTTCATTGAAAGTGGATTTTCTTTGTCATAAATATCAGGAAAAATTTTTCTTAACTTTTCAAAAAGGCTATCTCTGGCTCTTGTATGTTTATGAGTAGCAAGATCAAATGCCTCGCCTGCAACTTTTATTACATCAACATATTGGCTTAAAAAATCTTTTTGTTCCTTTGTTAATTTAATAGTTTTTATCATTCTCCCCCTCCTTATGCCCTGCCCCTCACACCAGGGGCGTTTGAGGTTAGTGTTAGCGAAAAATCATACAAATGCTTCCAGGGATGTAATCGCTTCAACTAATATGGTATTGATTCGGATAAGTTTTTCTCTTATCTCTGTGCCAATATCTCCCTGTGGCTTCTCTGTGGCTTTTTCTGCCTCTGTTGGCGGTGCTGTCCGATTATTAAGCTCAAAAGCCTTGATGTGCACAGCGTGTGCATGATCGTTAGCATCAGCCAATAATTTATTAATGTTGGCCATGTCTGTTTCTCTTATTTTATCTTCTCCCATACGCCTTTCCCTCCTTTTTTAGATTTGGTGGTGGGCTATGGATGCTGTGCAAGTCCACCCATAGCCCTATAGCACCGGGGGACATTCCGGCCTGCAATCCGCAATCCGGTTTTTACCTCTTCCTGGCCTCTCCTTTCGGAGTTTCCCCATCCCATGCCCACCCCTTTTACGGGGGATGCTATACCTTACCTTTAAGCAGCTTCCTTTAAGTCTAACGATTGCTGTAATTCGAGATTCGACATGGTACGGTTTTCAACGATTTCACCATCATCTAACCGGATAGTGGTTACTTTCTTTTGGTCATAATCTAACTGTTCTTCGCAATCGACCGACCGCATTTCAAACCCGCTTGTGAGCTTCTTGGCTGTACTCTGTGCCTCTGCCTGGGCCGAGTTAATCTTTGCTGTGTATTCAGATGTAACGGCCTTCTTTTGGTCTTCTAAATCTTCTGCTTCCGTAACCTTGCGAACCATATTTTCAGCAAGGCCCCTTTTTTCTTCTTCGGTAAAGACATACTTTAAAAACTTGGTCGTGTTTCTTTTGATTATGTCGAATGGTTTCAACTTTACCTCCTTTCTCTTAATGCTATACCTCACCTGTTGTGGGGGCTGGAAGGTCCGATTCATTGAAAGTGCCGTGGGTTTCGATCCCATAAAGCCTCTACCCTATCTATATAAGGCCAGCACCTGCTTTCGCCACTCCCAGCCCTTATCAATATCTTGTGAAAATCCTTAGAACAGCCTTTTCAGATAAAGTGTTATTGTTTATGCTACTCCCTTGCCATGTGCCATTACTACCAGCACATATTTCATTTATACCCAATCATCATCATCAGTCTCGGCAGGTTCACTTTTTTCGCTATCTCCTACTGCTTCGGCCTTCTTAGCCTTCCCCGTGTCATAATCCACATTGATAACATTGCTAAACCCATCCTTATTAGTCTTTACTTCCCCGCTTATCATATGTTCCGGCAGTTTCATCAATATCTCATTAATCAATTTCAGACACTTAGGACTATCAGGATTCAGCAATCTTTCACCCCATTCAACCGGAGTCAAATCGCTTGCCTTCATAGCTGGCTTTTCCACAGCCTTTGATAACCCTGAAAACTCTACCATCTTGGCCAAGGCAGTCCGGCCACCCTTCTTACTTATATCACAGAATACACTGGCCACGGCGCCCTCGTCCTCATCACCAATTACTTGCATAGGAATAATAACCTTATTGGTAGCCTCCCCTGTATCCTTATCCTCAAGGTACCTACAATTTTCTTGGACTTTAAACGTATGCCACCCATCCTTTGCATTCACAAATCCCATCTGCTTATCTTTGTCTGTTGTTTTCATATTACTACTCTCCTTTGTTTAAGTTAATGCTACATAATATCCACTTACCTATCTGTTTTGAATTTGCCCTCCTTTCCCTATAGATTTAATTAATGTACCATGGCCGCGCCGTGAGCCTGCAACGCGGGCGGGGGGGACGGCGGCGGCACACAGTACAAAGTATCTATTTCTTAAACATACGCCTATAATCCAGCGGTCCAATCAACTTTCCCTTCTTCCTTGCCCCAGTCCACTTCCCCAAATAATCCTCATTCCTCTCAAACTTAACCAAGGGTGGAAACACCACGTTATCCTCACTATCATACCTATCCACTACAAACCCAATGTAATCCAGCATCCCGGGGAAACTCTTAAGAAACTTATCACCCTCATAATTAGGAATGGTATAGCTACTCAAATCCGTAAACCCGCCTCTCTCCAATGTATTTAACACCTGATAAAATTTAGGATCCGTAATGTCCATAGCCTTACCGAACTTATCCCTCATCTTCTTAAACCTGTTAATAGTCCTACTCAATGCAATCACGGTAACTAACAACCCACTGGCCCCCTCATCAACCTGATCATTCAGAAACCCAATTAACTTATCCGGATGATCAAAGAACTCTTGATGACACTTTGGCCTTCGCCCCTCTGCTTCTTCAATAGCCTCCATAGCCAAGCTAACCGGTCTATTCTCTGCATCTATATACAATATAGGCTCTGGGCTGCTTGCCAATACAGAAGCCGTCTTACCTACCCCTGTACTTCCATAGAGCATGATAAAGTAATTAGTATTCCCTGCTATCATCCGCATCATTTTAAACACCCGTAACATCTGAAAAGCCATGGCATTGAATATCGTCCAGTCTGTCTCTGTCTGTACTGCAATCTCTCTCATGTGCTTCTTATCCTTAAATTCCCTACTCTTGAAATACTCATCTTGAAGTTCACCCAATAGGTGTATATTCATAAACTGGGTAGATCCATCAAATACTAAGCTTTTATATTTGTACTCACTCATTAGATTCTCCTTTTAATTAAGTTTAATAGCCCATCCCCTTTAAGAGGTTGTCGCAATATAGTATAAAAATAGTTCGTATCCTTTTCCCTTCATATTATATATCCCTCTTGCCACCCAATGCAGCAGAAGGGATGGGCTATTGGTATTCATTTAACATCTACTTTATTCCTCTGACTTTCAATAAACTCATCCTCACTTAATAACCCATCATTCTCAGCAATCTGTTCATCCTCATCCAGCAACTCTCTCAACCTCTCCTCACTTTTCCTTTTCCTTGCCTCTCTAATTTTCAACTCCATCCTCTCTTTCCTTGTTATCCTTTTCATTTTGGCTCCCATTTCTCATACATTTCCTCATTAACATACCCGCCCGTACTACATATAGGTAAATAACTACATGGCCCTGGAAATAAACACCCATTGGTATTCTGATTCCAATAATCATTCTCAGTACATCTCTCAATCTCTTCTTTCATCCATCTTATCTTCTTTTCAAACCCCTCAAACTCACCCTTGAACTCATTCCTGTAAAACACTCCCCCCCATTTAACCCCTTTACGATCTGGCTTATATCCAGGAAAATAATGACTGGGTCTTTTATATATATCCGTCCTAATCCTATTAAGAAACCCCTTTACGCTTTCTTCTTTCCCTTGTCTCAATGCCGGTACTCTCACCGGACACATGTAGGCCTTCTCAATCTCATCAGGAGTAAGATAAAAATACCATAACAACTGTTTATGAGCCAGCCATTCATTTAAATAAAATTCCAATTTCATGGTATATTTCAACTCCACAAAACTATCCTTATACAACACATCTAACTTTCCTTTGAGATTAATATCTAACCCATTTTCTAACTTTTTTGTCCATGTAGATTCATAAATTCCGCCCTCTGGTAATAACTCTAATTCACACATACACACGTACACAATATTACAGATTTTACCATGAATTATCTCACGATCTGAGAATATTTTTTTTGCCTCTTTTTTAACGTTTTTTTGGCCTTCAGTGATTTTTGCGAAGAATTGGCCTTTTTTGAGTGCAATATTCTGATACTCATTTTTTAATTTTATTCGCATGATTTTATTATAATAATACAATAATTGACAGCGGTCAAAATTCTGACAAGATGAGAAACTCATATAGCTCTTATCTTTACTCATATCTATATACTCTGTGTTGTTGTGTTATTGTATGTGTGTAAACTGTAAATAGTAAATAGTAAATGGGTAAATCGTAAATCGTACACCGTAAACAGGAAAAAAAGGTAAGTATAGTGTTATTAGTCTTTATATTAGGGGTTAAAATAGGTTTTCAACTTTCTTTTCTATTGCATCAACAAATCTTAATGTTGCGGCTCTTACTTTAGGATTCATGTCTGAATTTACAGCATCTAATCTAAGTTGTTGGATGTCTTCTTTTAGGCCTTTGAGTCTTTTATGTTTTGCCAGGATATTCATATCATTTAATATTTCTATCAGATCATCAACCTTTGCCGTCTTACCCATATAACATAGAATAAGATAAGTTCCGGCAGCTACGATTGATCTTTGCAAATCTGCATTGTTTTTCCACCAACCTGGTATATTTTCTCTAATCCCACGAATAAGATCTGATTGATTTTCTCTTATCCTACAATTAAAGAAATAAGGATGTGATCCCTTCCCATCTTTTGCTGGGACTCCATATAATATGTATTCCTTTATTTTCTTTAGTTCAGTCTTATTCAATTTGAATTCTCCGGATACATCCTTATCATCCTTATTTACTTTCAATGTAATCTCCTTTGTTTAATATATAGTATTTGGATTATAATATGGTAGGTTCTTGTGCCTTTGATTATCTAGTATAATGAGAAGTGTGTTAAATACGTAATCTGCCCAGGGGAAACTATTTGGCATGATTGTTTGATCTTGTGTTAGAGGTTTGATTTCGATGTCATCGACTTTGGCTTGGATATTAGAGGATAGTGAATATTCCATCGTGCGCCCCTTCCATCTATTACAGAATAGATTAGTTAAATGTTAATGTCAAAGGTTTTTTATTGTTTATTTACTATTTACTTTATTACTTCTTTCCCTTTCGCATTTGTTATGGCTTGTTTTAACTGTTGTCTGTCTTTAGGGTGTAAATTACCCCAATTATTAACCACCTTCTTACATGCTTCTAACAACTCAGGCGCGGCAGCTATAAGTTGGGCGTTGGCTATGCCTGTCCCATTATCTGCATTGTCTGTAAATGTGTGTGATTGTCCACTTTTCATGTAAATATGGGCAATATCTCCAATCAGTTCAAGAGGGCCATCTTGTTTTATAGATATTCTCCATCCTCTGCGTCTATCATTTATGTTTCTAACCTCCCATGGTCCTGGTGTATGTTTACTTGTCATCGTCTTCTCCTTTCTCTCTATATAATTGTCTATCCATTTAGGCCCTGACCCTGTCATACCCTAACCTCCCTTCTCTTTATCCTATACTCACGTTCAGGAAAACATTTATTCTGAAACCTAATAAATGAAGTGATCTCTGGTATTGTCCAGGTGGTTACATTTTGGACCGCAACCACTTTGTTATTGACTGAAAATATCAAGTCTATCTTATATCGTGATGTTTTCATGAGTTCCTCCTATTATAATCTTATTAGCATAATTGCACCTGCTTGTTTATTACCTGACATAATTAGTGCTGGTTTTTCAGGATCATATACTTTCAATCCAAACTCAGGGATATTCTTTTGTAACCAGGCTATATATTTTTCATTAAATCCGATTTCAAGATCCATTACTCTATATATAGCAACCACACTTCCAGCCACATTTTCACTACGATCATATTCTATTTCTTTATGTCCATGATCTTCAAATAAAAACTCACTATCAATATTTCTTTCCCGTGCTCTACCCATTGTCTGTATCCTACGTTTTAACTTCTCAGTCACATACTCTGGTTTTAACATCCAGTGACCATTGGTATAATGTCCATCTTTAGTAATAAATACCTGGTTATGATCATAATCATCAATCATACCTTTTACGCTTGCCTTGGTTTTAATAATACTTGTTGCTTCCATCTTCAATCCCTCCCTATCTATACATTACAACAACAATCTCAATCAACATATCCTCTGTACTTATAATATGCCTCCCCCTTGCCTTTAATATCGTCCACACTGTAATTAGTTTATCCATGTATATAATCCCTTGTAAATCATCAGTTTGTTGATTGTAGGCCTATGTGTGCCCTTGGAATCAAGGATATTAACCTCAATCAATACTAACTTATTCATTTGATGTTCCTTTCATTGACTTTTCATACCATTGTGGTAATGCTTCCTTCCAGTCAACCAAGCCACCCTTGCAACATAGTTGAACACGATAAGGTAATGAGGTAAAGAACTGTTGAAATTCATCTTCCGGCATTTCTTCTAATGTTTTTAGGGCATCCTGGTTTGTCATTGGTTGGTTGCCTTTGTTGTGGGTTTAATCCAATGATACAACATTGCCATAGCCTCTTTATAGGTCCAGTATGGACCAATAGCGCTCCGGCCATGATGGAACTGTGTGGCCGTTACTCCGCGATAACCGTCTTTCATTATCCAATATGGTTTCATTCCTCTGCCCTCCTGTTATATTTTAACCTCTCATTCCTGCTAAATATTTATTAATTTCTCGTTTAAGGTTTTCATTTATGGGTTCCTTTAATGTAGCAATTAACAATATTTTAAGTTTCTTTTTCTTGGATTGTCTATTATGATCTATTGTTTCATGGCATTCTTCACAACGTGTTATGCCATTTCTTATATCCCAGATTTCAGGAATATCAAAATTTCCAGACTGTAATATAGACAAATTAGCCTTAACTATATTAATTATAGGTTCTTTATGATGAACAACCAGATTATTTTTTTTACCACAAAGGGTACATGTAAAATTATCTCTTTTTAATATTGAATTTCTCCATTCCGAATATTTTTTTATACCCATTAGTCGGTGTTTCCAATACGATGGATTAGGATTATTACTTGATTTTATTTTATGTATCCTATTGAAAAATTTTTGCTTATCTTTCAATGACATATTTTCTATTCTCTTTTTTGCTATAATGCTCATTTTCTTTCTGATTTTTGGTGTGACTCTTTCTCTTAATGATTTCCTTATTTTGTCTTTAGTTTCCTGTGAGTGTTTTTTACCTATATGACCTTTCCTTATTTTGTCTTTAGTTTCCTGTGACACTATTTTTTTATTCATCTTTAACATCCTTTCATTTATAGTTTAACCCATCATATGGATAAAGAATGTTAAAGTCAACAAAAAACATTATTCCCAGAGTCAAAAGTTAATTAAGGTTGACCAACTTATACTCACCGGATTCTATTTTCTTCTCCGTCTCTTTTTTAGTTTCGCCTAAAAACTGATTGCGATACTTGCCGGTTGTAGTGGAATAATCCCAATATCTTTTATCTAATTCAATCCGAGTTTTATCAGGCCATCTAGTTACAACAGCTATAACACTGTCATAACTTTGGAATGCTTCTCTTTTGGTAAAGTTACCAAGGTTTCCATGGCCTTCATCCGTGATTATAAATTGGTTGGATATTGCCTTTCCTGTTCTACCTGTCATGTTTTGCACTCTCATTGTCTTTCCCTCCTGTTAGTTGTTATTAAATAATGCCATTATTGACACAATCACGTTTTAGGCCATCGCTAACATCCCAATGGATCGGATAGTTGTTTTCCCTTTCGTACATATACAAGCTGTTTTTATCATAGTTTACCTTGCCAGGCGTGAAATTACTTCCCTTTCGCTTTGTATTGCGTAACCATCCGGCTTTTAGCATTTCTTCTAATGCGGTCTGTCGGTAATGATCTTCATAACCATATTGAAATGAACCCACTATTACCTTGTTATCTCTTACTCGGGTAACTTTCACACTATGGTAAGTATTACCGTTGACCCTATCAAACCACCTTTTTGCGTTACATATATATTTTATTTTTCTCATGTCCTGCCCTCCATTTTAGGTTAGCCATTGCCTACTCCCTCTCGCAAGAGGGATAAGGTAAGGGTTAAGTGTTAATATTATCAAGCTCCTCATTTTTGTCCTCATCCGTCATCTGATACCAAGATGTTTTAAGGCCCAACCACAGGCCACGCCCCGTTAATAGTCCCTGCTCTGCCTTTTTAATTATCCTCTGTCTTGCAATAACTGGATCATATTCGGTTGTTATGCCCATAAATGTTTGTATCTTTTTCATTGTCTCCCCCTTGTTAATTGTTTATCTACCTTGTAGCCCCGTATCTAAACGGAGCCAGAGGATAGTTAAGCAACCATGCCTAATTGACGCTTAAAGTATTTTTTTACAGCTCTTACAATGCTAGCTCTAATATCCATTTGGAAGATAACGTCTGGATTATTATAACCGGCTGCCTTTAGAGCATTAAAGATCAATGAGCCGTGGATATACTCTTCATTTAAATGCGCGATTAAATGTTTTTTATCCTTAAACACTTCCCCTATTGGTTTTGATGTTTTTTCTTCATACATACTACAATACCAACAATCACTACTCTTAGGCTTCGGTAAGGTTTCCAAACCCTTTAATTTATTACAATAGGCCTTGATTAATCCGTTATACAGATTAAACTTTAGGTCCTCTTTTTTCTCTTTACTCGTTATCGCTCCGTCTTTTACCTTTATTCCATCATAATAAAGAGAGGTATTGATATACCATTGACCTTTGACTTGGTTAATAGTAACACCTGAATATTTATTCAATCTGTCCTTGGTTGTTACTGTCTGCCAACCACCAGTATTTAATATATTTACTCCGTTCTCTTGCATAGTGATAATATCGGTCTCATGCAGTTTGATTGCGATTTCTTCACCTCTCTTTTGTAAGTAAGTATTGTTTTCCAGTTTTCTACTATCTCTCTTGCCTAACTTCTCTTGCGCTTGGTTGTAATCCATTTTATTCTCCTTTATATTGTTTATTGTTTTCATTTGTTAATCTAATATAGCAAACCCCATGCCAACATATCCCAAAAACCCCCAAACCCACACCACACAAGCCTATCCTCAATCTGTGTCTGATAATATCACCCATTAAAAGTACAATATAATGCACCAGTTATGTAAACCTATTCTCAGCAAACCCACGTCCATCAAGGATATAATCAGAAGTACAAGATATGATACCGGTACAATATATTATACTTACTCATTAAACCCATATCCACGCTACATTTAATCAGATCACATGGTTATTTTAGGTACAAGATATTGTACTTTGATGAATAAATAATTGACATATTAATTATAATTATTTATTCTATATATATGGGTAGACCAGCAAAATATAAGACAACAGAAGAGCTAGAGGAGAAGTGTAATGAGTATTTTGAAAAATGTAATGAGACAAATGAACCTTATACAAGCCCGGGCCTAGCATTGGCGCTAGGGTTTAATGATAGAAGTTCATTAGATGATTATAAGGCTAAAAAGAAGTTTCTCCCTGCTATTAAAAAGGCTATCACTATAATTGAGACCCAGCGAGTGTCTAAAATGCTCAAAGGCTCTCATAATGTGGCTGGCTGCATCTTTGACCTCAAAAATAACTTTGGTTACAAGGATAAGCAAGAGACAGAGATAAGCGGCCCTGGTGGTGGCCCTATAGCTATCACAGCCTACCCTCCAGAGCCTGAGGCCTTAGCTAACTGGGAAGTAATGATGATAACAGCAAGGAAAGCCAGACAATTACCGGAAAAGACGTGAGTTATAGCATGGGAGGATCAATGTCTATCCCTTCCCATAGTGGTTCTACATCAAAGCCTCTATGGTGTCGTACATGATCACCCTGGTTACGGAATACTTTAAGATTTCTCGGTTGGTTATTTAATGTATTGCGGTCTTCATGGTGTACAATATGATTAGTCCCAAGTTTAAAATATTGAGACACAACAGATCTGGCTATACGTTGGCCATGTCTGCTTTGTATGTATGGGTAACCATTACCGGCTTTAAGCCAGTCATAGTAGCATTTCTCACAACAGAAATGATGGAGTTGTTTACGGATGCGACCCTTAGTTCTTAATATCTCTTTACCGCAGGCAGTACAAGACACAGGTATGCGATGCTTAGATGTATCATGGCCATACTTACGGAGTATCTTCCATATTGCCTGGCGTGTTACTCCATACTGCTTAGCAAGGGTAATCATAGGTGTTAAGTCATTAAGATATGCTTTGATAATGTCAACTTGCTCTTTATTGGTTAGTTTCATAGGTTCTACCTCCATTAATGTTTATCTTAGTTTACACTATCAATGGGTAGTTGACAAGGGAAAATGTGACCATAAATATATTTATAGGACACAACCATGACACACACAGTCAACATCTTCTATAATATCCCAGTGTATAAGCATGTAACAGTCAGAGTGATCGTATCAATGCATTATCATATGAATTAAGGTAGGGGGGGTGTCCCCCCAAGCCCCTTTTGTATATAATACATACCTCTTTAAACACATAGACAAAAACAAAAAGGAGGTCTTAAATGTTAAAACAACTGGGAATTTACATGTTAATTAAAGTTCTGTTTATTATTATTGCGGGGTTGTTCTGGTACTTTGTGCTTCTTGTATTACTTTGGCAACGAAACTATATCGGAGCAGTTAGTTACCTTACGCTTGTGGCCATAACATATTTTATATCAGGATTTATTTATAAATTACTCCCTGAAGATTTTGGTAAAGTTTAGATAAATCTCGATAACCAAAAACAAAAAGGGTCTTTATGAAAACACAAACTAAAATAACTCTAACTGATAATATTACACCTAAAGCTACACTTTTTGGTATGCCTGTCTATGTCTCAACTCAGGTTCCTAAAAATAAGATATGGTTTATTAAAAATAAGAAGGTTAGGAATCTCCTTAAACATTAAAAAGGGTTATGTCCCAAAAACAGATTAAAAAATACCGCAAGCTCTCTCGTGCGATTATAAAACATAACCTTAAGCAATCCAGAGAGCTACCGTTTAAAGTAAGGCTTAAACTGGCTTGGCGGTTACTATGGAATAAACAATGAAAGCTAAACCTAAAAAATCTCCTATTAAAAAAATCCATAAACCTAAAATTAAAATACCTAAAAATTATGTCTGGGCTCCTCAACCTGGGCCACAAGCTTATGCTGCTACATGTCCGGCAGATGCTACATTCTTTGGCGGCACAAGAGGAGGTGGGAAATCGGATTGTCTTATCGGTAGGCATATCAGGGGTGTAGAGAAATATGGTAATCACTGGAATGGGCTGATATTAAGAAGGAAGTTTAAGGAATTCGCAGAACTCAGGCGCAGGTGGGATGAGCTTATTGCTGCTGGTCTACCCGCCGAAAGGATAGGTGGAGATCAACAAACTAATTATGTCCGATTTCCTAAACATGGTAATGCTCAGATTGTAATGACGGCTGTTCAAAGGGCAGAGATGCTGGATGCCTTTCAATCTCAGCAGTTTACCGAAATCAGTTTAGAAGAGGCTCCCAACTTTCCCTTTATTGACAGGATGATGGATAAATTAAAAGGTTCGCTCAGATCTCCCCATGGGGTTCCCTGTAGATTTTTCTTAACTGGCAATCCTGGAGGGCCTGGGGCTAATATTATAAAATATATGTTTATTAAACCTGACCCGGAGGGACTGGGCAAGCCGCAGATCGATGAGGAAGAATGGTCAAGCGTTTTCATTAAGTCTACTTTAGATGATAATCCGATACTCTGTGAAAATGATCCAGGATATGTAAAAAGGTTAAAAGCTATTAAAGATACTGCTTTACGTGAGGCATGGCTTAATGGTAACTGGGATGTTTTTATAGGGCAGGCTTTTGATTTCACTCAAAGGCATATTATAAAACCTATTCCTGTTCCTCAATATGTGCCTGTTTATATGACTTTTGACTGGGGATATGGCGCGCCTTTTTCGGTTGGATGGTGGTGGGTCGATTCGGATGGTAGGATTTATAGATTTAGTGAATGGTATGGATGGAATGGAAAACCGAATCAAGGATTGAGAATCACGGATTCTGAAATAGCAAAAGGAATAATCGAAAGGGAAAAGAAACTTGGTATATCTGCCAGGGTTTTAAAAAGATATGCCGGGCATGATTGTTTTAATAAAAAGCCGAGCTATGAAAAAGGCGGTCAGGGGCCTTCTACCTATGAGGAGTTTAAGAAACTTGGTTTAAATCTGACAAAGATATTTCCTGACAGGGCAGTTAAGATGAAGCAATTCAGGGAGAGATTACTTATTCCTTCTGATGATAGTATGCCTATGATGGTGGTATACGATACCTGCCATAGATTTATAGAAATGATACCCTCTCTTTGTTTGGATGAAGAGAACATCGAACAACTCGATACCGATCAGGAAGATCATGTCTATGATGAGGGCGCTTTAATGTGTCTGGCAAGACCGATAGGCGTGCAAGATGAAGCGATACAAAAAACTTTGAAAGAGGAAGAAGAGAAGGCTAAATTGGATAGGCTGGATAATATAAGCCAGGCAGCATGGAAAGAGGTTGACAAAATCAAAGAAGAGTTAGATACTGAATATGAATATGAAAAATTAGGAATGATATATGGAGAAGGTATGTGATGATAGAAGAAAAAGGAATACGTAAATGGACAGGAAAGGTAAAAAAGTTTACAGAAAGCCTTAAGGCTAAACCTAGCACAAGATATTCTGATATGGTCATGGATTGTAAGAAGAAATATAATACTACCTCAAATGAATTTACAGAGTGTATGAGGAAGGCGCGGGCTTTTCTTGCAAAAGATATAAAAGACTAAAAACTCAAGGGGACTAATAATGATTGACGTAACCATATTATATATAGTAATAGTATTAATTATCATTATTAATATACTTGAAAGACATAATGCTACCAAACGAGAGGATGATTTGCTTAATAGATTGATGGCAAGAGATTTTAATGCTTATGTCCAGGGAGTGAAAGCATTGAAAAAAGAACCGGAGAAGGTCGAGCCGATTACTCTTAGTGATCTGATGGAAAAAGAAGATAAGGGTATATTGCCGGTGGATTAATGGGAAAAATTAATATTCATAGATGGCTTGTAAGGTTAAAAAGACAAAACACCATTGAAGATATAAATAATGGTACAAAAGGTCGATTTAGTATTAAGCATATAATAATTGATTGTGATAAAAAAGATATAGGGAAAAAAGTTAAAGAGGATGATTTTAAAATAGATAATTTTCAAGATTGGGATTTATTACAACAAGTACAAACAATGGAATCAATTAAATGGATATGTAGTAAATAACTAAAACATAAAATTTTAATCCAAGAAATCAAAGGTGGCCGGATAGGGGCCTATCCCCTCTATTTATGCCGCCTTTTTTCTTGGTATGAACAACATGGTAGAAAAACCAATAAAAAAAGTAATCGAAGAAATCTTTGACGATAATTTAAACCCTTATCGCAAGATAATGGAGAAGATATGGTTTCGTAATATTCTTTATTATCTTGGTGAACAATGGATCGACTGGAATATTTCCCTCAATACTTTTAGACGCAAACCTATCCATCCTTTTATTCCTACCCCTGTTTCAAACATTATCCGTGATTATGTTAAATCTATGAAAGCCCTCATTCTTAACAAAGAATTTGCCGTCAGGGTATGGCCTAACTCTAATGACCAAGAGGATAGAGAAGCTGCTATGGCTGGCGAGAATTTGCTTAAATGGATGGATGCGGATAATGATGAGGAATTTGAGGATGAAAAGGAAAAAGTTGCGCTCTGGGTTGTACTAACAGGCACATCTTTTATGAGGACTTTCCCTATGAAAGATGGAGGGGCTTATGGGATTGATAGTAAAGGTGATTTGATAAAAACAGGCGAAGTCGTTTCT